TCCTGCTTTCCAAGGCCTCTTGAAAACGCCTTTGCAAAAGCAGTTGCAAACTGCTTAACTAAAATGTCTGGATACGTATGCAGGGTGGTCGGAATTGTCTGGCCACCCCAATCAGCAGTTGAAAGTAATCAGCTTACAAAATAAAGGGAGCAGTTATGACTGCAAATTCAATTACCATCACGTTCCGTTTTCTTAATTTGCCTCCCGTAGAAAAGGAATTGAAGCGAGAGAATGTTAAAGAAGCTGTATTGTCAGCACTCGACGATTTAGTCGAAGAACAGCTAGACGATCTTGACACGATTGATGTCACATCAGAAGATCAGTTTCTCAGGAAACTGTAGTGTTTCACTATTGACGAGGTCAAAATGAAGAGGACAACAAGGATAAGAGTTAGCGGACTGGACACACCTGCTAGCGACACACCCGTGCAGAGTGACATGCCGAGATACGTGCAGTTTAGTACGTATGCAGATGGCAGCGAATACTACCGCTACAATCCACCACAAGAGTACGTAGACGCTGGTGTGGTGAAGAGGGGGGTGCTGTCTGCTGACAGGTTGGCAGCGTTCCGCCAAGCGGACGAGTACAACAACCAAATCGACGAGCATCGTCATCAACAGTCGATGGTCCAGGAGAAAACGACAGATCCAACAGTGCAAGGCCTGTGTGACATGTACATGCAGTCAGCTTTTTTCGAGAAGCTAGCGCCGATCACTCGTGATCAATACAAGTACTTCATCATCAAGCTTTGCGATCTTCAACTCGAAGACAAAGGCAAGGTGGGCAACACCCTCTACAGGGATGTAACGAATGGCATGGCGAACCGTGTCTACGATGCACTGGTGCGTACACACAGAGTGCAGGGCGGTGATGGCATCCAGATGGCAAACCATGTGTTGTCTGTATCTAAGCGTGTCTGGTCGGTTGCCAACAAATGGGAAGTTATCCACCGGAATCCTTGGAAGTTCGTTGAAAAACTTGAACCGAAGAAGCGTAAAGTTAGTTGGACAGAAGAACAGGTTCAGAAGTTTCTTGATGTGGCCTACAGCCGGTTCGAGTGGCGCTCCGTGGGTATTATTTGCGAGTTGGCCTACGCTACAGGACAGCGCCCCGGTGATTGCCGCATGGCGAAGTGGGAGAACATCCGCTTCGATACAAAAACTTTTCAGAAAGTTCAGTCCAAGCGTGGTGCTGAAGTGGATGTGCCACTCGAAGATCGCGTGATAGATATCCTTGATCAGCAGTATCAGGAATACGGTAATCAGGACTACGTTGCTCCGCACTTTCGCACACTACGTCCGTATGAATTGACGCATCTTTCCAAAACATGTCAGCGCATCAGAGAAGCTGCTGGCTTGCCCAAAGAACTTCAGCTTCGTGATCTGCGTAGGACTGTTGTTACAGAGTTAGCAGACAATGGTGCGACAGAGGCAGAGATCATGTCGTGGTCAGGCCACAAGAACCCACAATCGCTCAAGCCTTATTTGAAAGTGGGTAAGGCAGCAGCAAGGAACGCCTTCAATAAGCGTAATAAAAATACTGTTGACTAAGTCAATAGTGAAATAGTGGTGGATGTCAGCATGATTTTTGCTGAGATTAGGCTTCCACCACGTGTGTAAGTGATTGATTTTACTCCTGTATCAATCATTTGCACTGTTGGTCGGGAAGCTGACTTCTAATTAGCTAGCTGCGTTGTCAGCTTCCCTTCCTCTAAATAAAAACAATTACTTACATACAAAGATCAGTTGCGTGGTGAGTGAACCTGCACTGATGACAGTGTTTATTGTGTATTGACTAAGCATTTTACTGTGTCAGTATAATTATCACAGAAACAAATGTTCTTATTGATTATGTTATTAACATCATAGATAGTGAACTTATGTTAGATGTAATTAGTAACCTAAAATTGTCAGTCGGTGAAAGCAGAAGGATAGATTGTCCAGTCTGTAATCGACAAAACACTTTTAGTGTAAGCAATGAAGATGGTGTGCTTTTGTACAACTGTTTCGCAGCTTCTTGTAAGACTTCCGGACAGTCACGCAGCAAGATGTCAGCAGCCGAAGTGCATCAGTACATGCGTAATCTTCGCAAGGATCATCGTGATCCAGAATTCGTACTTCCAAACTACTTTACGCAGTCACATCCTGAACTAGGCACATTCTCTGATCGTTGGAAAATACCTGTCCACGAATTGATGTTCGATGTTAAGGACCATCGCGCTGTATTCTTGATTCGTGACGGCCACCGTATTGTTGATGCAGTGGGGCGCACACTTCGCGAATCGACAATGAAGTGGAAGCGGTATGGATGCGCCAGTCGAATATTTACTAGCGGCCATAGCCAGCACGCATTTGTTGTCGAAGATGCTATCTCTGCGTCGGTCATTCCAACTATCACACCCAAACTGACAGGCGTGGCTCTACTAGGTACGAGCTTACTGTCAGAACATATTGAACAACTAAGTAAATTCAGTTCTGTCACTGTCGCGCTTGATCCAGATGCGCGTGACAAGACTGTATCAATTACCCGTCAGCTTCAATCGTCTGGGCTGACGGCGTTAGCTATGTCATTAACTGATGACATTAAATACAGACGAATTCTTGACACGCAGAATATTCTGCGTACAACCACCGAGGACAACAATGAAACTTAGCAGTCTAATATTATCAGCCTGTACATGGGGTCGGAGGCCATCCAGCTGGTCTGCCCCTCACCAAGCCCCGCCTGTATCGATACAGGCGTTTGATAAAGTAGTTCGCTTTGCCAACTACGATCCAGCAGACCCAAATCAGGTGATGCTGGCTTGGTACTGCGAGCAGTGGAAGTGAAGGTTTATCCAAGGAGAAGACTATGAAATTACGTGCCAGAATCGAACTGGATCTCGAAGCTGCGGACTTAATGGAAGCAAAGAAGATTATCGACGAGCTTGAGGATGACATGAAAGTTTTCGAGAAATACAAAATCGAAGGCGATATAAACTTATCTATCAAAGAACGCCGAGGAATCCGTAGTCACAAACGAGAGAGCTGACCAATGAAATGCGAACACATAAATCAGGATAACGACTGGGCTACTGCACCACCATCCACTATGCATTTGTGAATTACTTAGCGGGGCGCTTGACGCCCTGTTATGTTTTTTAGTATGATAGTGACTTACTACACATGACAAAGGAATTAAGATGTTGCCTGACGTTCATAACATTCAAGAGGTTTTGTTGCGCCATGCGGAAGCAAGCGAAAAGCTGCACTTAACTAACGCATCTATCTATTTTGATAATCCAACGGGCATTGGCGAACACAACGACATTCTCGAAGCGTGTCAGGCGGAGTTGGACAAAGCTGCTGTGCATCGCGACAGAAAAGAACTCCTTCTGACGATGATTCACGGAGAAGAGAAATAGTATCATGACACGTTTGTTTTATCTTGTGATGGACAGCGCGAAGAACCCGCTCTCGAATATACCAGACGTGAACACTCGACACATGATCATGCAAGTTCTTGCATGGATGTGGTGCATCATCTTCTCGTTTTGGATGGGTTCGATTGTCGTTTTTGGAATCAGTGCGCTTGTTCACGCAATCCTTTTGGCTGGCATATTCATCACACTAACTGTCTTTGAAACTGCCAAACGTAGGCCACAGTACTTTGGTGGCTTGGGGCGGGGCAACGGCGGTGAGCATGATTAAACTCTGGCACAGAGTGAAATACTATTACTGCACACACGATGGCATTGAGATGCTTCTGTTTACATGCGTACTAAGTTCCTTTGTTTGGATAGCCTACCACTTTGTGGTCGGTGTAATTCAAAGGATTGGTCTATGAATTCAAGGGGAAAAAATTGGAACTTGCACTACTTAAAGCGTTGCTTGCACATGAATTCTATCAAGACCACAAGACCGTGGTTCGACAGGAAATATTTAGCGACGAGGCAAATAAGATTAAGCGGTGCTTGGACAAAGCACATGATGATTACGAGCGTGACCTGACAGCGTCAGAGCTTGAGGCGGTCTTCTACACATCCCACCCAACACTGACCACCGCCCAGCGATCTTCCTATCAGAAAATGTTTAATGAGATGCGCGGAGAGAATGCGATTGGCGAGGATATGGCCAGCAACATTCTGCGCGACCTCTGGCGACGTGCTATAGCGGACGATCTGGCCAGCCATGCAATGGACATGATCAACGGGCGCGTCACGAGCATGATGCCGCTGCGAGAAATGATCGAGGCATACGAAGAAGACTTCATGCCTTCAGTTCGTGTGCATTTTGATGAAACGGATCTCGAATATATTCGCAAGCAGGTAAGCCTGACATTCCGGTGGAAGATTAACATCTCGACGCTTGCAGAACTTTGGCCAGGTGTGAACGAAGGCCAGCTAATCGTAGGTGCTGCGCGTCCCAACACCGGCAAGACATCGAGTCTGGCACACCTCGTCTCTGGCCCAGACGGATTCATTGATCAGGGCGCGAAGGTTGTTGTGCTTGCTAACGAAGAGGCAACACCTCGTATAACATCTCGTCACATGTCGGCTGCTACCAGCCTATCAATCAAAGAGATATTCGACAGCCGCAATCTTGGCTACGTGAACGAGCGCGTAGGTAAGGGAAGCAACTGGCAGAACCACTTCAAGATCACCGATGCTACTGGCTGGGATATTGATCGGATGGAAGCTGTAATCAAGCACACAAAGCCGGACATTGTCATTGCTGACATGGCTGACAAGTTCACCATGAAGGGCAGCTACACGGCTGCACATGAGGCTCTGAAGGCCATGTATGTGCGTTTCCGTGTCATAGGCAAGCAGTATGGCTGCTGCATCTTTGCAATGTCGCAGATGTCAGCAGAGGCTGAAGGTCGTGTCATGGTCAATCAGTCCATGCTCGAAGGCTCGAAGACAGGCAAGGCGGCTGAAGCAGACATCATGTTCTGTCTGACCAAGAATCCTATGGTCGAAGGGCAGGACATCGATGACAGTGAGCGGCATTGGGTGGTCGTAAAGAATAAGCTTACAGGCAAGCACGGGATGGTGCATACGCATCTGAACCCAGACACTGCTACGTTTAGTGTATAACTACTGTTGACAGAGGTAATAACATGCCACGACCAAGACTAATCGAAGAAGACAAGCGCGTTTACAACCTTGTGCTGGGCGAAACGATGTTCGGAGAACTGCATCAGATTGCGTTCGATCAGTCAAAGCAACAAGGAAAGATGGTCAGTGTCGCACAACTGATCAGAGAAGCTATCACGAGGTACTTAGATGAAACTAACACTCGACGTTGAGAACACGGTCACACGCCGTGACGGCAAGCTGCACCTAGACCCATTCGAGAAAGAGAACTCGCTGGTCATGGTGGGTTTGCTGACTGACCAAGGGCAGTGCCTGACACTTCCATTTGATCACGCTGACCGTCCCAATCAGGGCGACTACTTCGAGCGTGTGCAGATGCTCTTGGACGAAGCAACTGTGCTTATCTGCCACAACGCAGCGCATGATCTTGCGTGGTTGTGGGAGAGCGGGTTCAAGTATGACGGACCTATCTTCGACACGATGCTGGCTGAGTACGTCATCCAGCGTGGCCAGAAGCAGCCGCTTTCACTCGAAGCCTGTGCAGAACGCTATGAGCTTGAGGTGCAGAAGCAGGACACGCTGAAGAAGTACATGGCTGATGGGGTGAGCATCCGTGACATCCCCTATAATGAATTGTGCGATTATCTGGCCGCTGACCTGCATGCCACGCAGCAACTGTCTGACAAGCTGAATGTTTATCTGAATAGTGAAGTCGGCAGCGGCCTGATGGATACGGTGCTGCTGACCAACTGCGTTTGTAAGACCCTTACACGTATCTACTGTAACGGTTTCAAAGTAGATCGTGCTGCACTTGAAGAAGTGACGGAGCAGTTTACAGCCGAGAAAGAACAGATCGAGGCAGAGCTTCAGCGTGACATCAAGGAACTGATGGGCGATACGCCTATCAATCTGAACAGCCCAGAGCAGCTATCGCAGGTTATCTTCAGCCGCAAGCTGAAGGACAAGAAGACATGGCCGGATCGCTTCGATCAATTTATGCCTATCGGTTTGTTTCGGCAGACAGTCAATGCGCACACCAGCATCGTGTTCAAGACGAAGGTGCGGCAGTGTAAGGACTGTAGCGGAGCAGGGCGTAAGCGTGTTCGCAAGAAGGACGGCTCACTGGGCAAAGCAGTTCGCATCTGCCAGACATGCGAGGGTGAGGGCGTCCTGTATGACGACACACGAGATGTTGCAGGCCTGAAGTTCAACGCCCCATCGGCCAAGTGGGTTAGTGCCAATGGCTTCGGCTGCTCGAAGGGCAACCTTGAGCATCTTGAGGGTGTTGCCCGATCTAAACAAATGAAACGAGCAGAGGCGTTCCTGTTGAAGGTCCGCCGTCTGTCTGCACTCGATAGTTATCTATCTAGTTTCTGTGGTGGCATTGCCACCTTCACCAAGCCTGACGACATCCTTCATGTCCGGCTGGTGCAGCAGATGACATCGACAGGCCGTCTGGCAAGTCGTGAACCCAACCTTCAGAACATGCCACGCGGCGGCACATTCCCTGTGAAAAAAGTCTTCGTATCACGATGGGAAGGTGGCCAGATCATGGAAGCTGACTTTGCTCAGTTGGAGTTTCGTGTGGCTGCATTTCTGAGCCAAGACGGAGTAGCAATTGAAGAAGTTTCTACTGGATTTGATGTACACTCATACACCGCTCAGGTTATTACCGATGCTGGTCAGCCTACGGATCGACAGACAGCGAAGGCGCATACATTCGCGCCGTTATATGGAGCGACGGGCTTTGGAAGAAGCCCAGCGGAAGCAGAGTACTACGAACACTTCACGAAAAAATACAAAGGCATCGCAAATTGGCATGCCCGATTGGCTACGGAAGCTCTGACAACAAAGAAAATACGCACACCATCTGGACGAGAGTTCAGCTTTCCTGACGTTGTGCGTAAGCGGGGTGGGAGCGTCAGCTACTTTACGCAGATCAAGAACTACCCCGTTCAGTCG